CCACCTTGTCCTGTTAAATCCACAAAATCAGTAAAAAATAAAGAATATATAAAAAAAATTATCTCTAAACAAAAAAAAATGTTATTAGATCTACAAAATAAAATAGAAACAAAATTAGTAGAAAAAAAATTAGTAGAAAAAAATACATCAAAAATATCTGGACCAACCACCTCCAGAATAAATGTTAATTCTAATACTAATAAAACAAAATCAAATACTATAGAGTCTTTAGATGGTTCTGTTGAATTATCTAAACCATCCAAAAAATCAATTAATAAACATAATAAATTAGCTAAAATTAATTCTAAACATTCTGAACATTCTGAACATTCTGAATATCAACCACACCATCCACACCAACCACATCATCCACACCATCCACACCAACCACATCATCCACATCATCCACACCATCCACAACATCCACACCATCCACATCATCCACTACATTTAACAAATCCATTATCTGGATATCCAATGGTACCTCCAATTCATAGACAAACAGATCCAATGTATATTAGAGATAATCAGGTATTAAATGATAAATTATATCCACCATTGGGGCGTACAGAAAGACCAACTGCTGATTTATTGATGAATTTTATTAATAATCAACCAGATTTATTTAATATGCACACAAGAGGTCCTCCAGATACATTCAGACCAATTGGATATCTTACCAATAAAAATGGTGATCAAACTATAGATTCTACTTTAATATTATACGGTAGAGCAAAATATCCAAATTCAGATTTGGGAGAATTTTATGTAACTTCATCTAATAAAATGTCGGATATCAAGGTACCTATTTTACATAATAATTCAAATATTAGACGAATAACAGATGTTCCAAATGATGTTGAAATAAATGGTAATATTTTTAATGGCAAATATTCATTTACAGAATTACCCAAACCAGATTTCCCAACACCATATATGTAGGAGATATGTTGTATTTATTAACTATTTATTAACTATTTATTAACTATTTATTAACTATTTATAACTGAATATCGAATATAAAAACATTATTTTTATAATAATGTATTAATTTTTTTGCCTTAGTTAAATAACAGATAACAGATAATAACATTTCTAATTGAATACTATTATTTATCTGTGTATTATTAACATCTTCTAAATTATCTGTAATGAAAATTTTTGAACTACATATCATAGATTTAATAATCATTTTTTCAACTTCAGAATAGGCGGTTAAATCATTTTCCAAATTAAGTGCATATATTAGAAGTTCTTTTGATTTTTTATGTATATCATTTTTATTAGTATCTTTATCGATACTATACATTGCCCATCCATTATACCAAATTTTTTTTTCAACATCGAAATATCCAATTGTTTGTGTTGCAATATTTCGATTATCAGCATTAGTGCTAATATCTAGTTTTAAATAATTTAAGTATGCATTATAAAAAAAATTACTGCTCATTCTTAATTTATATATAGTTATTAGATATATAAATTATACTGTCATTTTCAAGAAAATTATATTTTTAGGATTTTTTTGATTGTTTAGATTGTTTAGATTGTTTAGATTGTTTAGATTGTTTAGATTGTTTAGATGTTTTTCTTTTTGAAGATGTTTTAGATGTTTTTCTTTTTGAAGATGTTTTAGATGTTTTTCTTTTTGAAGATGTTTTAGATGTTTTAGATGTTTTTCTAGATATTCTATTAGATTCAAGATCAGATTCTGTTAATTTATTGACAGGTCCATTAATTAAACTTAAGTGATTATTTGAGAATTTGTTATTATAAATATTTTCCAAAAGTTGATCAGGCATTTGTTCATATTTTACATTATCTTTAACATTAAATTCTTCAGATAAATTAAAATTAGTAGTATTTGGTTGTTTGCATTTTGATAAAATTTGATTAATAGGGATGATTTTTCTAACGGAGAATTCACGTTTTTCTCTAGATTCTTTAGTCATATCATTTTTCTCATCAATACACTCTCTAATGCCTGGGAAACCCCCTCCTATAAATTTTTTATTTGACATATTATTTAATAATTTATATTAAATAATAAGATTTTTATCTTATTTTTAAAGTAAATTTAATCTTCAAAAACAATTACAAATATATCATTTTTTTGTGAATTATTAACAGTATTTATTGTTGTTGATTTATTTGTATCTGATATATTATTTTTTGACGATTTTTTTGCTTTAGCTGTTGTCCCAATTGGTTGATTTAAATTATTATTGATAATTCGCTGTATATTTTTTTCATTATTAGATTGATTTTTACTATATATATTTTTATCATCATTATCAATTAAATTATTATTATCAATTAAATTATCATTATCAATTAAATTATCATTATCAATTAAATTATAATTTTCATTATCATTATTAATTAAGTTATCTTTTTCATCATCATTATTAATTATATGTAAATGATTAATATTACAACAAACACCTCTCATATTTGCATTAGGGCAACTAAATCTTAGATATCTATTTTTAGGTAATTCGCCTTTGTAATTTAAATAAAGTATACGATGTAGTGCTTGTTTTTTTTTGTTAAACCAGAAATTGATATATTTTGATTGATGACTTGATTTAGATATCGCACCTTTCCATCTGCAACATTCTGATTCACAAAATGGGTCTGATCCAATATACGATGATAAACGTACAATATCTTTTGCATTTAGACGGTATTTAGGATCAACATTATCAATTTGTTTGGCAAATAATTTGTTAACAATTTCGTCCCTACTATTATTCATAATTATGTTTATATATTAGTATATTAATATAATTATGTTTTGACATTATTAATTATTATAAATTGAGGAAATTATACTTGGAGTATTGGTAAATGAAAAATTACTGATATTATACTTAATATTTATTTGCGTTTTATTACTATAGTATTTTTCTTTTTCATTATTCTCAAAATAATTTGCTAAATATTTTAGTCCATCTTCAAAAATACCTATTATATTATCAAAATTATCATGCAAAATAATTGTATATTTATTAACTTTGCTTAATATATATATATCAATTATATATGATTTTAAAATTTCATTTGATCTGGCTAAATATCTTTTTAGATCATTTATAAAAATATCCTTGTTTAAATTCATTATTTGACCCAAATCATTTAATAACATCTTCTGATTTTTCTTATTAATTATCCAATCAATTACTTGACTCTTGAAATAATTTGCTAAATCTGTTTGTAATGGATTATAAAAACCTAAATTACGATGTGCAGTCTCCATCATTGAATTTCTTATCCAGAAGTAACAATTTGAATATGCACGATATATTGGATTAGAAAAATGAACAATTTGATACATACGATTACCAATAATTTCTAATGGATTAGATAAATTGTTTTCATTAATATTTTTTGATATTTTATTCATACGACGTTTTCCGATAATTGGAACATTATTTTTACCAAATAATTCAGACAATATTTTTTTAATATTATTATTATTGGATTTAATGATTTTTTGATTTTGTCTATTTGTATAATATTCTCTATTTACTATATCAGATACAAAATAATTCTCTTTTGATAATAATTCATTTGATTTTAATTCATTATTTGTTAATTCTTCTGTTATCTTATTCACATATTCTATAATCTGTTTTGTTGTTGTTCTAAATAAACAAGTACCTGATTTCCATTGACAATGTGGGTTTATTGTACATGCATCCTTTGTATTGGTTGGACAAATCTCTCTGTTATTTTTTATATCATATGTTGATAAATTTGGTAACTTTTCATTAACTGTCACTAACCGTCTATTTGTATTAATAAACATTTGTAAATTATCTATATCTGTATCTAATGGATCATATACTTCGTATTCAATTTTCTTTTCAGGAACTATTTTTTGATTCTTTTTTCTTGTACCACCTTTTTGTGAACTCTTTGTTTTGTTAGATGATTTAGCTGATTTTGCCGATGTTTTATTAGATGATTTAACAGTTGATGATTTAACAGTTGATGTTTTAACAGTTTCTTTAGCTGTTTCTTTAGCTGTTTCATTATTTATTTGATTTTCATCATCGAATATATCTTTATATTTATCACCAAGTAGCTCTACAATATTAATAGGTATTAAATCAGTATCATCTAAATATTCAGATGAATCATCTGAAGAACTTTCTTCTTTAGTTTCATCAACGATTTCAGCATTATCATCATCTATAATATTATCATCTGGGAATTTACTTTCGACATTTAAATATAGATCATATAATTGTTTTGAGATTAATCTGTATAGAATTTTTTTGATTTCTTTTTTTTTAGAATTTTTAGTGATATTTTCTTTTGACAATATTTTAATAATACGCTCTTTTAATTTTTCCTGATCTTTAAAATAATATGCTAATTCTAATCTAAATAATTCATAACCTTCTTGTGCGAATCTTTCATTATTCACTTCAATAATTCGATTATCAACAGGATTATTAGTGGTATCATATTTAATTAACTCTCTATCAATAATATCATAGATAGATTTTGATTCAGTTAAAAATTCCCTAATTTTATATTTTTTTGCATAAGTAATAATATCATCAGAATTTATATTAGTTTGAATAATTGGGACATTAATATGTTTATCAATAATCAATGCCTCGACAGAGTATAATTCTTCTGTACGATTGGAATAATATATACCCAATGGTTTTATTTTAATTTCTTTATTGGAATTTAAATAAATTTCATAAATTAGATCAGAAGTTGTATTAATATCATTAATATATTTTTCGTAATTTTCTTCAATGGGTATCCAAAAGAGAGCTCCAGATGGTTTAACTGGTAAAAGATATTTATTTTGAATAACAAAATATTTACATTTATTACGTTTATCAATAATTTGTTTTGTTGGATAAAATTTAGATAATGAATATTTTTCCATCGTAATAAATGCTGATTTAGCATTATCTATCTTGGATATTTCAAAATTAGTTTGTGAATAATTTATTTTAATATATTGATATAAATGATCAATAACTTCATTAGCTCCAGGTGAATATTTAAATACTTTATCTACATCAATATTTTTAGAATTTTCTTGTTTTTTGACTTGATAAATAGGATAATAATTAGAATCCTCCTTTAACAAGATTAGATTAATTTTATTCGGATCAGTAAAATAATGAATATTTTCTATATTAACACACAATATATTGAAATCATCTTTTAGTGTTTTCTTTTCAAATTCACTTTGAATAAATTGTGTTTTCTTTTCAAAAATAACAATATTTAAACCATGATCATGAACTACACCAGGAATAGATAATATATCAGTAACTATATTATATTCTATTTCAAAGTTAGTATGTAAAAATCTAATATATGAATTAATTGATCCAAATTGTGTTTTGATATCACCATTATTCAAACTGACAAATATAGAATCAGCATTGGACTCGTTTAGTAGTACTTGTGTTATTTTATCTTTGATTTGTTGTACTGTTAAATCTAATGCATTTGCTACAGCTGTTAAAAAAATATCATCATCTTGTTTTGAACCATATTTAAAAAACCATCCATTGTCGGAACCAGTTAAATAGTTATTTTTAATAACCTTATCCCTATTCAACATAGTATTTAAATATAAATCCAAATAGTCAGGTAAATAACCAAATCTTCCATCTTGTATTTTATTAGTATCTTGTAAAATATATAATTTATCACCGACTAATTTTTTTGATTTAGTTTCACCAACTAATTTTCCAAGACATCTTAAATGGAATTCTTTTTTTTCCTTATTTTTTGAAATAGCTGGATCTTTCTTAAAACAACAAGGCATACACAAACCATATGGATTTGCCGATCTAGATAAGAAACCTACATATTTATATTCACCATTTTCACCAGGATCACATGTATAATAAATAGAATTACCTTGACCATCGTAGTTATCAATTTTCGCTGCTTTAAGTACTTCTACTTTTTTTGATCCTTTTGAACCTTTTACTTCTAATTTCTTTTCATAGTCACCAGAGTCAGCATTATATACATAACCTGATTTAATCATTTCCTCTAAATTTTTATCAGTATATGGAATTGGTCGACGTTTCTTATCATCTCCTGAATTTTGACAATTACGTGTCCATTGATTTTGACCTTTTTCTGGTTTATAACCAAGACGTTCTTTATCCAACTTTGTGATTTGTTTAACTGTTTTAACAACTTCGGTTGTTTCAATAATATCATCAACTTTATTACGTCGTTTTGCAATGTTAATTAATGTTTTTAGTTTATCTTTTAATTGTTGACGATCAGATTTTTTATATAAATAAGTTTCAATATATAGGAAAACCAATATATTCATAAAATTAATAATACCATTTAATTGTATTTGAGATCTAGCTCCACTAATTCTCATTTTATATTTATTACGTTGTTTACCTTGAATATCAATACCAATACCGGGTGGTTTATATTTAGGAATGTTTTCGAATTTTTTAAGAACATTACGTGATTTTTTTAAACTTGGATATTTTTCAATAACATATCCAATCTTATCCATAGCTTGTTTATCGGTAATATTAAATTGTTTTGAAATTTCTAAGCTAAGAAGTTTTTCATTAAATTCATAATTTCTTAAAAAGTACATAATACGTTTCTCTAAACTTGCTTCATTCTCATATTTTGATATACGTTTGTATCTTAAATATGTACCATATTTAGATTTCTCATTTTTTTTCAAAACTTTAGATTGACGTTTTCTTGGTTCAACTACTACTGCAATATATGGATAAAAGTATCTGGCAAAATCCGATAAATCATTATGAGATATTAAGAATTTTTCAGGTAGTTCAAATTGTTGTATTGTATTAATAAATGCAAATTTAAATTTATCATTTGCCGGTACCTCTACTTTTAATTTATTATTCTCCCTATTGATTTTTCTTAATAAATTTCTCACTTCATCATATGATTTCTTTACATCATCTAATGTTGCTTGATCTTCTTCTTTCCATTGAGTTTTATAATCCATACGACCATTTTCATTTAAACTAATTGCAATATATTTATTATCTTTGCCACCTTTTTGGTCAACATTAATTTTAAAACTAATACCATATGGGGCATTTTCAAACCATTTTGACATTATAGCTTCTTTATCATATTCGGTACCTAATGAATAATATTTGAATACAAGTTTTCCTTCAGGAGTTTGGAATTGAATAAATGGATATTTATCATTAACTAAAAAATTGTCAAATATGCGATATAATTCTATCTTTGGTGATGATTTAAAATTTTGGTGTTTAATATTAATGTGAATAACAGATTGAGTTATATAATTCTCTTTAAAAATTTTATTATATGAGTCTGGTGTTTTCTTTAGTTCTTCAATTGTTTTTAAAATTTCATTTTCCATAAGTAAATCATTCTGAATATTTTTATAAACCAAATTTATTTTTGAACTCTCCTGTACCTTATTATCATTTTTTGATTTTATATTTAAATACTCTATTATATTTTTTAAATCTTCTTGTGATATTCCAAAATAATAAATTTTTACATATACATCATATATATTTTTGATTAAGTCTGAATTAACTTGATATCCTTGACCTAAATCATTATATATGTCCAACATGTAAATTTCATTATTAGTGATATAATCAAAATAATCTGCTAAAATTATTTGTTCATCATTCTCATGTGTTATTCTTGATGCATATTTTTTTATATTTTCTTGAAGATTTTTTAAAGGACCTTTTAATATTTCATATGATCTAATGTTTTCATTAGGTTCTACATCTATTTCCAATAATTCATTTCGTCTAATCCATTTTTGACCCAACATTACTTTATCTGTTTTTAAATTATTTGATGTATCATAATATGAATATTCTGACCATAAATATAATCTCGATGGTATAAAATATGGTGAATTTTTATCAAATTCTTTAGATTTACCATAACCACAACTTATCTTATTACGAATTATTTTAATTGTATCATCCGGACATATATACTGATTATATACATAAATCTTTGAATATACATTTATTAATTCATCATCATACATATTGTTATCTTTAGTTTCATCCCATTTAGTAATTTGACCAAATTTATCATCTTTTTCTTCTATTTCTGTTTTATCAATAATTTGTTGTAAAGATTTATTTACTTGATCTACATTTTTATCGTAATCAACATCCTCTTTTCCTATTTTTTCTAATTCTTCTATATCAAATTCATCCACCATATCTACATCTATTATATTATCTTTTGATTTAAATGGATCTTTTGATGCCTCTTCCGATAGTGCATCTAAATCTATTTCTTGTTCATATTCATTATTATCTTGATCATTATCTGATTCATCTTTATTTGCACCACCTATTAAATCATCGATTTCAGATAGATCAGAATCGGTGTCGGTGTCGGTGTCAGAGAGATCAGTTTCGGTTTCGGAAAGATCATTTAATCCACCTAATTGAACTTTATTTAATAAATTATTTGCCATTATTTGTGAAGCACTATGTTCTAATAATAAACGATTTTTAATATTATTAACGAACTCTCCATCGGATACTTCATTAAGATTAGTTGATTGTTTGTATTCTTGATAAGAATTTTTTAATTTTGCCAAAGTATTACCACCTTCTAAATCATTATTAAAATCATTAATATTTTCATCATTAATAGATGTCGTGGTATCAATTTTATATGATAAATTATCATCATCTTTATCGATAGTTTTATTTTTTTGTGCTTTTAATTTTAGTTCTTTTTCATGTTTAAATAATGTTTGAAAAGAATAAACAGTTTTACTTATTTCGGAATAAGTATCAACATGTGTATCATACCATTCCTTACCATATTTTCTTATGATCTCTTTTTTCTTTGTTTCATTTGGTTTTATGATTTTTTCAAATGTATGATTTATATGTTTATCAATAAAAAAATATTTATACCACTTAGGACCATATTCTTTATTCATTATTTCAATATCACGATCATTGAGTTCAGTTAATGAATCATATAAATTTTTATCTTTAATTTTCTTAAGTACTTTATTTGTTGAATCAGAAAGAAGATTTCCGACAAAAATTAGAACATTATATTGTATTTTTCTGTTACGATTTTTATATTTATGTATTACTTTTATGGGTTCATCCATCTATAAGGTTATTTAATAATATATCCTAATAAAATATTATATTATTTTTGAAAAGAATATAATATTTGTTAAATTTGTAATGACATTATATTATAGATCTAATATATATTTTGTTTTTTAAATCAATAATATATAGATCTAAATATTTTTAAATTAAATTGTTTAAGATATTTTATTGAAAATGACAATATAAAGATTTTTTCTTATCATCTATAAGATTATTTAATTAATAACATGACATCTAATTGAACTTCCTAATATTGTTGACGTGAGCATCATACCACAATAATCTTTATTATTTTCAGAATAATCAACATATTCATATAATTTATAACAGACAGCTTTTTCTAACAAATATAAATTAATATTTTGAAAAAGTTGAGTATGTCCAACTTCTGGACAACCAATGTGTGCTATTTCATGAATTGCAACATATAATAATTCATTAATATTATGTAGTTTAAATTTTTTTTTATCTCTAATACAAAATACTAGTTCTTCACCCTTGTTAACACTATATGATGTATATTGTGAATCAGTCGGATTTTCACTAATTTTAACAAAAGGGAGTCTTTTTTTTATAGTTCTAACATAGTTAATATATTCAATGTCTAATGAAGTTTTTAACAACCCAGCATCATAATCAGAAATAATTCTAGTGACTAATTTATCCATTGTTAACATTATTTTTGCGAGTAAATTTGCAGCTTGTTGTGAATCAGGTAAATCATTAACTAAATATGCTTGATTATTAAATGCTTCTATTGAGATAATTGGTGATTTGTATTTTAATTTATATATTACAATGAACATAATCAATAAAATTAATATAATTGTTTCTAACATTCTTATAATAAATTGTTCAACAAATTAAATAATCAATAGAAATCAAAAATATTTAATATTTAAAATTATTTTCTTAAATATTAATATAATATTTTTAAGATGGGAAATACTAGTTCAACAAATTCTAGTGCAGACTCTAGTGAATTCTTTGATAATGCAACTAATCAGATTCAAACAGCTGGCAATGTTCATACACAATATTTTGATGTAGATGTTAGTTATTTAGATTCAGATGGTGATTATAATCAACATATACATGGCGGTTCACACGATGCTTTAGATGATTCAGTAAAAACTGAAGAGTTTATTAATATATTAAAAGATAAAATTAATAATTTACAAAATACTCCAAATCAATTAAATCAACCATTTCAACCAAATCAACCATTTCAACCAAATCAACCAAATCAATTAAATCAACCAAATCAATATAATCAATCTATTGAAAACTTTACAATGTCTGATACAAGTAACATGTCAGAAACAAGTGTATTTATAAATAATAATACTCAGTTAGGCGGTGGTCAAAATGAAAACGAAACCGATGTTAATACTATTATGAGAGCTGCCCAACAATATCTTAAACAATATGGCGGTGGTTCTGATGATTCCGATGAAGATTCGGATGAAGAATTAGATGATTCCGATGAAGATGAAGAAACATCGGAAGATAAAAAACCTAAACGTTCAGCACCAAAACAAGTAGCGAAAGCCAATGCTGTAAATGCTGTTCAAAAAGGTACATCTAATAAAAAAACAAACCAATTTTCTGAATCAGTTAGTTCCGAATCAGTTAGTTCAGAAAAATATCAAACTGGATCTTCTGAATCTTTTGGTTCAGAATCATCTAAATCTGCATCAGCAACTCCATATATTGAATCTGAATCAATAAATACTTCTTCAATTAATTTAGTTAGCTTTGAGAACCCTGCTTTAACTGTAAAAAAATCCAAGGCTAATGGTAAAAAACATTCTAAATATTAAGTTTTAAATATTAAGTTTTAAATATTAAGTTTTAAATATTAAGTTTTAAATTTAGTTAAATTGCACCCATTGTTTTATAAAAACAATGTAAATTACCATTTAATTGATGTAATCTAGTTGTATTAATAAACATATGTCTAACATCAAAACAATCTCCTAATGCAGTAGATATATTAATTATTTCTTGATTAACTATTTGTTCAGTTTCGCAATTAACTTTTGGGAAAATAAAATAATACCTATTTTTATTTTTTAGACAAATACGATTAAAAATAGGTGGTAATGTATTTGTATCAGATATAAAATATAATGGGATATCAACAATTTTATCTTCACCAATTATAGATGCAATTATTTTTCGGTTATTTATATGATTTTTTTTAATTAAATCTCTATCTGCTTCTAATATTTTTTCTGAAAGTACAGGTTTATAAAACCATAATTTATAATTTTCTCTAGATGGCCCATATGGCATAACACATGCTATTTCATCAATATGTATAATATTAGCGTTATGTATATTTGTGAAATCGAAATTATTATATCTATCCAAACATATACTTAATCCAAATAAACAATATGGAGAAGATAGATTTTGTTTTATTTGTAGTTGTTGTTTATTATTTCTATCTATAATATATGTAATCGGTAATCCAATATAATTTCCACCTTTTAACAAATTTAATTCTAATTGATTTAATTTATTATCTAAATCTATCAAAAATTCTACTGTTGGTTTAGCAGGATTTGTTTTACCATAATAAGCATCAATTGCATCATTTATAATACTAGTGGTTGATGATACATTTAAATTTTCTATAATTGATATAACATAATTAGAACCTAACATATAAATCTTTAATAAATCTTGACTCCACATTCTTGAACTCATGTTAAAATATTTAATATTCATTTTTGTTAATACATCAAGTATTTGTTTATTACCATCCCAAGACGAAATATCTTCTAATTCGAATTTAGAAAATACAGCTAATGTATCATGATATACTTCGTCCATTAATATTTTAGCTCCACCATATTGTTGAAAATTATGATGTTTTACTAATTTATATTTCATAATTCATATAATAATAGATAAAAAAATTTAAATAATAATTATACTTGGACTAGGAGGAATAATTGATCTTAAATTATAAAAGATAAAATTAGAGATATGTTGTATTATTATAATTTTTATAATTATCTAAGTTTTCGATATATGGATCAGTTAATTCATCGATTTCGATAGCTTGATTATAAAATTTTTCTAATTCATCGTCGTCATCAGAATCGTTTTTAATAATAGTTTCTTTTTTTTTCGATTTAGCATTTGGATTAGGTTTAGCATTAATGCTAATTAAATTATCAAAATCAAATTCATCTATATTTGTAATATTTGTATCGGTGGATTTAGTTTGAGAATTAACAATTGATTTTTTAATTCCAAATTTAGATAATGATTGTCGTCCTTTACGTCTATCTTCTTCTTGAATAATAAAATCTCTGAATAATTTATCTGCATCAGATGGTTTCATCATTAATTCCAAAAATTGAATTGATGGATTTTGAATTTGATTAGTTAAATAGAAGAGATAATCAATTTTCAAATTATGTTCTAATATATATTCAGGATGTTCTATTTTATTTCCCTGTAATAATTTTTGGCCTTTCTTTTCTTCCACTTCTATTGCTACAAATGGAATACGATCATTTAATTGTGGTGCATTTCCTGGATCCCTTGTTGCCATACGATCTGCCAAAACAACATGTGCTAAACGTGTTCTATCAACATAAGATCCTTTTAATGTTTTTGAAGTAATAAAATCATGAATTTCAAACTTGCCTTTTAGCAGATCACTAATTGCTTTTTTGATGAATCTAATTGTTTTATCAATATCTATTTCATTCATCATTATATTTACCATTCCACCAACTATTTTTTTAACAATATTTGCATTATCACGACGCTTAAGAACAACTCCCATAGATGTTTGTTTGAATGAATCTGGATCTTCTTCAAATTTATTGCCAATATACTTTTTCTTTGCCATTTGAGCAAAAGGATAAAATGTTTTTTCATACTCCATATTATG